AGTTCGTGAATTTTATCAATCGAAATTCCCATTGTTTTCCTGTGCGATTTGTGTACAGATCCATTCGTATGTTTTACGGATACCCTCTTCAAGACTTTGAGAGTAATCCCAACCAAGTTTCTCACGAATGAGATCATTATTAGAGTTACGACCACGAACACCCGTAGGTGCGTCAAGTTTGTAAAGCTTCCTGACTACCTTACCTGATATCTTACCCGCAGTCTCTACCAGTTGATTGATAGATACCATCTCCTCAGAACCAATATTGACAGGTCCCATGAAGTCTGAGTCCATCAGTCTTCTAGTTGCTTCAATGCATTCATCAATGAACAGGAAGGAACGAGTCTGTAAGCCGTCTCCCCACACTTCGATACCTCCACCAACCTCCGGGAGTCTAGCGACTTTACGGCAGATTGCAGCCGGAGCCTTCTCTCTTCCACCGTCCCATGTTCCTTCGGGACCAAAGATGTTATGATAACGAGCAACACGAACGGGAATACCATGGTTACGGTTGTAAGCAAAGTAGAGACGTTCTGAGAAAAGTTTTTCCCATCCATACTCGGAGTCTGGAGCTGCGGGGTAAGCTGATTCTTCACGGCAATCAGGATTGTCAGGATCTAGTTGGTTGTGTTCAGGATACATACATGCCGAACCAGAGTAGAAGATCTTTGTCTTGTTCTCCTCTTTGGTATCGTTGAACTTACGTTGTTCTTCAAGGACATTCAGGTTGATAGTGACAGAGTTACGCATGATGTCTGCATCATTCTCACCGGTGAATACGAATCCTGCACCACCCATGTCAGCAGCAAACTGATAGATCTCATCAAACGTTTCGTGATATCTATCAGGGACACTAGCATAGAAGTTTCCAGTATATCCCTTGAATCTAATGACACGACGAACGAATGTCGGATCAGTCAGGTCACCCTGAATGAACTCATTAGCTTCTGTTTCAGAGAACTCAGGTCTCTTCAGGTCAACACCACGAACCCAGTATCCCTCTGATCGTAGTCTTTTTACCATGTGACTACCAATGAATCCACCTGCACCAAGAACTAGTGCAGTCTTACTATACTCAGTCATAACATCCATGAATTACTTACTATGTATCCAGTCAAAATCAATATACTTTTATCATCATATCAAGACCAGCGTCAATGTCAAGTTCTGGAACGAACCCGAACGACATAAGTTTATCTACATTCATCGTGAAGTTTTTGATCTGTAGATAGTCCTGATCCCATGGCATCGGCACACTGATGATCTCACTCTTGCTTCCCACCTTCCTCTTAGCATACTCAATGATCTCCTTGAATGATCGTGAGTATCCTGTACCTACATTGTAAATTTGATTAGTGTCTGACTCATCCATCAGAAGCTTCATCGCCCTACAGACATCATCAACCCACATAAAATCTTTAACAAAATCACCACCATCGTACAGATGGATAGTCTCATTGTTCTTAAGACGACGTATCATCCAACCTAGGACATTCTTACCCTTTGATACTGTAGGGTCGATACCAAAGACATTACTAACTCGGAAGATGCGATACTTGATACCAAAGGTCTTACAATAAGAGATCAATAACTGTTCTGCACATCTCTTAGTGACAGAGTAAAACCCTGTAGGATGACAGCTATCACTCTCTTCAGCATCAAGGAAGTCATTGCCATATACAAATCCAGAACTGACAAAGTTAAACACTGTGTCTGTTCTCTTACAGTGTGACAATACCTCTGTCAGGATTTTGAGGTTAGTGTCGATGTCAATCTGTAGATCTTGAAATACATTCTGATTAGTGGTTGTACTAATCAGATAGAGAATATCTTTAGTCTCTGGTTGTCTCTGTCCTCTAGGGATTTGGATACCATCGTACATCCTAAGATAGGTGCTTCCAATGTAACCAGAACCTCCAAAGACTGATAGATTAGTCATATTTCTCACACTCCTTGAAGGTCTTACCGTATTTGTCTTTAGCTGATAGGAACGGACTATCTATACCCCAATCGATACCCAGGTCTGGATCATTCCATAACAGGGTCCTGTCGTATTCTTTATAGTAAAACTCCGTAGTTTTGTAGGAAACATGTGCATGGAGACTATAGACATAGAACCCATGTGCAAACCCTTCTGGTACCCACAACATCACCTCAGGACGATAGAGATGAACAGCATGATGTTGTCCAAAAGTAGGGGATGATTGTCTCAGGTCAACAATCACATCCAGAATAGAACCTTTCATGCACCTGACCAATTTACCTTGTGGTTTAGTTACCTGGTAATGAAGACCTCTAAGTACATGTGGTGATGACATAGAGTGATTGTCCTGAACAAATTCCATGTCCAGACCAACACTCGTAAAGTCTCTTTTATTGTAGGTTTCAATGAAGTGACCCCTATCATCTTCGTGTCTGTTCTGTTCAATCAGAACTGCGTCTTCCAGGGGTGTTTTAATTATCTTCATAGTAGAGAATAGTTTTTAGAAGTCCTGTTGTAATATCAGTGGACACAGACCACTTTGTTTCTGTAGTAATTTTATCGTTAGAGGTAGAGTATCTAAGATCATGTCCAGGTCTATCAGTGACATGTTCTATACGATGATCCTCCCTACTCATCAATTTGCAAATCATCTTAACAAGATCGATGTTCTTTAGTTCACATTCTCCACCAATATTATACCTCTCTCCAACCTTACCATTGATCCATAGTTCAATCAAGGCGTCACAATGATCTTCAACATAAATCCAATCTCTCACCTGTTGTCCATCACCATAGACGGGAATAGGAGTGCCATTCTTGATGTTCCTAATGATCGTAGGGATCATCTTCTCATCATCCTGGCGGGGTCCGTAGTTGTTTGAACAGTTTGTGATGGTAGTGGGAAGACCGTAGGTGATATTATATGCATTTACAAAGTGATCACTGGCTGCCTTTGATGCAGAGTAAGGATTTCTAGGTTGATATCTAGACAGTTCATTGAATGAACCATCTTTGACTGAGATAGATCCAAACACCTCATCAGTTGAGATGTGCATAAAACGATCTACCTCATGTTCTAATGATGCTTGTAGAAGATTGACCGTACCAATAACATTAGTATCAATAAATGGTTTAGGATTTTTGATTGAATTATCTACGTGGCTCTCTGCTGCCAGGTGAAAGACAGTATCAAATGTCTCTTGTTCAAACAAATATCTGACTGCATCATCACTTGCGATATCTATTTTGTAAAATTCAATATTGTCAGGTAGATTTGATTTCTTACCCGCATAAGATATCTTATCGGCAACCACCAATCTCTCACCAAACTTGTTCAGAGATCTGAGTAATTGACTTCCAATAAACCCAGCTCCCCCTGTGACTAGAATGGACATGTTTCCTCGTATTTGTGTAGTAAATCAGGTGAGTATTGATCAACTGGTGTCTGTATCAATGTCTCGGTCCTCCTAAGTTCTTCAAGATCATGAACTCTGTTTCTCAACTCTGTAGAGGAATACTTGTGTTGTCTCTTATGATAGTGGATTTCAATACCATTGTCGATACAATATTGCTTTCCTGTAAAGTCTCGGTTCTCATACTCCTCACTTAAGAATCGAATATCCATTCTCTGTGTCATGATCATATTCAATAGATCTTCTTCTGTTTCATATACCAGTATCTCATCTACGTATCTACACCCTTGCACCTGAACATACCTCTCATACACACTCTGTATGGGTTTGTTCTTGATACCCGGTCTGTCAATCGTAGGGTCTACTTGTAACGCAACTATCAAGTAATCACACAAATCCTTTTCCATCTTCAACATTGTCACATGTCCAGCATGAAACAAATCAAAGGAACTACAATTAAATCCAATCTTCATTATAAAAGATCTACCACATAGTATGTATTGTATTAAAAAGGGAGGCCTTTGTCAAGACCTCCCGAGCTCCATGCACGCCACTTGCTCTTTAGAGAAGCAAGAAACTCAAGGGGTTATCCCGACCAGTGCTGTTACAGTCCATCCGTGACTCTTAGAGAAGACCTTTAGATAGCTTTTCGATATTGAGCTCAGGATTCAACTTAAGAATTCTAATAAGTTCATTAAGTCTGGCATCATCACCACCTGCAGCAGCATGGGTATGTGCATCACACTGAGTTCTGAGTGCTTTCAGCTCAGTCTCAATTGCCTTGAGTCTTGCTTCAACCTCATTATCATACTGGGACATATATGCACCAGATGCAGATGTCTTTCTCGTTGCCATAGTTTTAAAGTAAATCTACTTTATTTAGAACTCACATTTAATATTGAATGATATTGTGCACCTTTTACTGTCAGTTGGATTAACATAATGAAGAAGGTTGGAGGGAAATATTAATACTGTTCCTTCTTTAATGTCATCCATGTTTTTGGTATGAATTTGATTATCAAGTATACCAAAGTTGTTATGTATAAAAGATGTTTTGTTATCACCGTTCTGATCAATGATATAGATACCGGAGAAATGACATCCATTTACACCGACATGATCATGGACTTCTTGAAAGAAATCTTTTTCATAAAAGTTAGCCCATATACCTTGTATCCGACTGTTGGTTGGGTAGATATTAAGATCTACCTCAGTCAACATCTGATCTAAAGGCTTCCAAACCACACTATCCAGAAATAATTTCTCCCTCAAAATTTCTATTTCAAAACTATGAGTTGTCAAGACTTTACAATTCCAACTCTTTTTATATAAATCATCCCTGTCTTGATCAAAGATGTTTAAAAGTTCTGGATAGTAAATCTCTTTTATTTCTGTGTGATTTGGAAGATCACAATAAAATATAAATGGTGCCCTAAGCTTTACTAATGACATCTCTTACATAAGAAGGGACACCATCAGGGTCAAGCCATTTGGTGTAGTTGAAGTCAGCCATTGCTGTCATCAGCTGCATTGAGTTATCACAAAGATACATGTCTTTGTATCTACGAGTTGTGTCATCAAACTTCTGAATCCTACAATCGGGCTTACCATTCTCTAGGTTACCGTTCTCGACATATCGATAAGGATGTCTCTCAAGTAGAATGTTCATACCACTTCAGTCTCCTCAAGATCTTCTGCCAGACAATCGATAAGGATATCGTAGTCGTCTAGCGGGTCACCAGAAAAAGTAACACCGTCGTTCTCATAAAACTTACGAACCTTTTTGAAAAGTTTCGGATTCTTTACGTCAAGGAAGAAGTCTCCTTTCACTGCGGATCGGAGAGTCGTGATGTCCTTTTTGAACTTTGAAGTGATAGTCATTGTCTTTCTTATTGACCTTAGTAGTATAAGGGATTTGACTGGTATAGTCAAGTGGACAGTAAAGTTA